GAACTAGCACGTTTAGCTGGATTAACACTAGAAGAAAATTTTGAACTCAATGATGTTCCTGGCATGGGACAAGAGGGCAAGATTAGTGTTAGTTCTAACAGCAGCAGTGATGGCAACAGAAGTGTTAGTATCAATGCCGATGGCGAAGCAGCAGACGAACTAATGCAGATGTTAAAGATTGCTGGCCTTGGCGGCGGCGATGTTGATTTAGACATGTCGGCTATGCCAGATGATGAACTAGAAATGGTAGATGTTCCAACTGACTGTGGCGATGACGTAGTTAGCATGGACACAGACGGCTTGTCCGGGGACGAAGGAGTCGAAGAAGACTACTCCAATGAACCAGACGAACAATACTTTAGTATGAAGGCCAGTACGTTGAATCCAGGCGAAGGCGATAATGGCGAAAAACAAATGAACCCAGATCGTCCTACATTTAAGAATGGCGACAATGCAATGAGCCGCCCACCAATGCGTGAAGCTGTTCTTGCACTAGAAGCTGAACTGGCTGCTGAGTACGAAAGCATTAAAAAAGTTAGCAAGTAATATGAAAATTACAGAAATAATCGTCGAAGGACATGATGGTGTAAAGCCCGGATTTGCTACTCAAGATAAAGGTGAGTGGCGATTCCGTGACCAAGGCGGTTACGATCGTACATATAACTTAAACCGTGTAATGATGGCCACAGCAATGGCAGATGGTAAATCTACTAGCCCTGTGGAAATGGACCAAAGCAGTTGGGTTGAAAAATACAACATTGCTCGCCCGTACACTGAGGAAGAGCACAATATGATGCAACAAGCTCTTAAGACGGTTGATAGCGAATATCAACACACCGAACGTGATCATAAGAGCCGAGAGCAAGACGATGTACATCGTGTAAGTCCGCATCGTAATCCGGGTCCTATTGTTCGAAAAAGATGAAACAGTATCGCATAACCTCTGCTAATTTTGTTTTGCCCGGCGAAACCGGAGATGCAGATGCGGTTATGGATGCTGCGGATTTAGCAGATATCAAACGTTTAGCAGGTATCGTAGAAACTGCCCCGGTCCCTGGTGGACTTCAAGGGCCAGTAGGCGGTGTAATGGACAACGTAACAAACAGCACCGGCGATGGTATTGTTAGTCCAGTGGGCACAGTAGAGGAACCATCAAAACAAAGCCGCCGCGATCTTGAACGTGAATACAACGCCAAGACCGGGACGGATTTATGGTTTATAATTAACTTTGCTGACGCCGGTAGTATCAGACGTCAAATCGAAAGTTACCTAGATAAGCACCCTGAGTATCGTCAGCGTCCGCTGCCAACGCAGGATTTTTAATTCCCAAGTACTTGTACCACGATTCTTGTGGCACATGAATCTTTCGATCTTTCCACTTAGCAACCAAATTGTAATAGTCAGGCTTATAAGGGTCACGTAGTGGCTTCATAAGTTTGTGACCTTTTTTATGGTTACAAGGCTTGCAGCTAGTTACACAGTTTTCAAAGTTAGTTTTACCGCCGGCCATACGTGGAACCACGTGGTCAATGGTTAATGCTGCACTTTGGAAAACTTCACCGCAGTACTGGCAGGTGTATAAGTCGCGCAAATACATATTGCTACGGCTAAATTTAACTGCCTTCTTGTAGTTAAAGTACTCTTTGGTCACGCACACGCTGGGTACGTTAATGGATAGCTTTTCGCTACGCACAACCCAATCGTCGTAGGACTCTAGAATCGTTACACGATCCAAGAAATACAACTTTAATGCATGTTGCCAATTGATCACGCTTAATGGCAAGATCGAAATTGGCTCGTAGTTAGAATTTAACAAAAGAGTGTTTGACATATTTGATCACTTTTCAACTGTTATCAGTTAAATATACTTATATTATATATGAAAAATCATTATGAGTAAACCATTAGAAACAGCAATTATTAAAACTCCGTATCAGAAGGTGTCCCTTACTGAGCATCAGATTATTGAGTTTGCTAGATGTGCAGATCCAGTAACTGGCCCACGGTATTTTATGAGCAATTACTTCTACATCCAGCATCCAACAAAAGGTAGTATACAGTATCATCCATTTGAATACCAGGAGCGATTGATTGATGCGTATCATGTGAATAGATACAGTATCAGTTTGATGCCACGCCAAACAGGCAAGTCAACTAGTGCAGCAGGATATTTGCTTTGGTACGCTATGTTTGTTCCGGATAGTACTATTTTAGTAGCAGCACACAAGTACATTGGTGCACAAGAAATTATGCAACGTGTGCGTTACGCATACGAAAACTGCCCAGATCACATTAGGGCAGGCGTTACAAGTTATAACAAAGGCTCGTTGGACTTTGATAATGGTAGCCGTATTGTAAGTCAAACAACAACAGAAAACACAGGGCGTGGTATGTCTATTTCGCTCCTATACTGTGACGAGTTTGCTTTCGTTAGACCAACTATTGCCAGCGAATTCTGGACTGCTATTACCCCTACTTTAGCCACTGGTGGTAAGTGTATTATTACATCAACTCCCAACAGTGACGAAGACCAGTTTGCACAAATTTGGCGTCAAGCTAATAATACCTTTGATGAATTCGGTAACGAAACTCCGTTGGGCAAAAACGGATTCAAGGCATTCCGTAGCAACTGGCGCGAACATCCGGACCGCGATGAAAAGTGGGCCAGCGAAATGTTGGCACAGCTAGGTGAAGAACGTTTCCGTCGTGAAATGGAATGTGAGTTCATTATTTTCGACGAAACATTGATCAATCCGTTGCACTTAGCTGAAATGGGCGGACTTGACCCAGTTGAAAAGCAAGGACAAATTCGTTGGTACAAGAAGCCACAGAAAGATTGTACATACGTAGTTGCACTTGATCCCAGTCTGGGAACTGGCAGTGACCCTGCTGCTATTCAAGTGTTTGAGTTGCCGGGACTAAAACAGGTTGCAGAATGGAGCCATAATAAAACAATGGTTCAACGACAAGTTGCAATTCTTAAAGAAATTTGCCAGTACTTAACTGAAGTAGCGGGTCAAACAAACGTGTATTACAGTGTCGAAAATAACACACTGGGTGAGGCTGCATTAGTTGCTATTAGCGAACTGGGTGAAGAAAACATCCCGGGCACATTCTTAACAGAACCCAAAAAGCATGGTATTGGCAGAGTACGTAAGGGATTTACTACAACCAACAAGAGCAAATTAGCAGCATGTGCAAAGTTAAAGAGTCTAGTTGAAACTAAACGTATTGCTATTGTCAGTAAAGCATTGATTTCGGAACTCAAGACGTTCGTGGCATCTGGTAACAGTTATGCAGCCAAGATTGGTGAACACGATGACTTGGTAATGTCTACACTATTGGCTATCCGCATGATCCAAATGCTACAAAGCTACGATTCTACCATGGATGCTGAGCTCAGGGACGGGTTGGACACGTTTGTGGAGCCAATGCCGTTCATAATGATCTAAGGTAAATACATCATGTCTAAAGAAATTGAATCAGCATCAGCTGCGTTATTTGATAAAATCCGTAGCAGATTTAGTCCCATTAACTTGGGCGACGAGAAAGCCAACGCCACTAGCTCTCCAGAGAAAGCAAGATTTTTTAACTTTGTTTACACTGACAGCGATGGTATTGATCACGGCAATATAACAATGAGTTTGATTGGCGAGGAAAGTCTCAAGATTTACTTTAGCCACAACGTAACAGATAACATGTCTGCCGAACAACGCACCGAATGGTTTACATTCTTGCGTAATCTTCGCAAGTTTGCCAAGCGTAATTTGTTAAAGTTTGATACACGTGATATTAACAAGTCCAATTTGGATCTACGTGATATCAAACAACAGACTAGTTCGGACGATACATTTACTTCAGACGAAGTTATTGCCGAAAGTAAGCTGCGTGGCACACCGGGCAGACCGTATCACAGTATTGCAGAAGCAGGCAAAACCAAAATTTTAGTTAAACACTCGGACCGTATTAACGACGAAGTACGCGGCGCCCGCACTAGAAAGATTGAAAGTATTTTTCTTGAAACTGAACTAGGAGAACGATTCCTGTTACCTCACAACAATCTACATGGCGCATATGCTCTAGCTGAACATTTGAACCAAGGTGGTACTGTGCACGATGACTTTGCAGGGCATATCAACGGCATGGTTAATGAAATGAATGCAATGCGCCATTTTGTTAGAGGCACACGTTTACGTGAGTTCGAAGATGCTGAAACAACTGCAATGACCGAAGCTGCATTTCAACACTATGCAGACCTTAAAGAAACTTTGAAGAAGTTGAAAAGTAGTAGATACTTTTCGGAGTACAAAGAATGTTATGTTCCTGTTCGCCCAATCGAAGAAGAAATTGATGTCAACACGTTAAAAGAGCGTTGGGTTAAAAAGGTATATGATGATCGTTTTGACGAAGCATTGCCGTATGTGTATCGTGCATATGCACAACAAAATGAATCAGCGAATCGATTCAGCAGCGAATTAGATGAATGGGCAGACTCTGTATTAGCAGAAACCGTTGCCACTGACGCAGAGTTAGTTGCTAGGTTAAATGACTTTATGAGTCAGCCACAGCCGGGCGGTATTGATGGCATCGATGTAGTGGCAGAACTAAGTTCAATACTACCGAATAAAGACAGCTTGATTAGTGTAGTTCAAAATTACTGCGGCCCAGAGGGCCAAGGCCCCGATGCTGACACTCGTGCTATTGTTAAAAAATGGTTAGAGTACCGCATGCCCGAAGTATACAACGAATTAGACTTTGATCAAACAAACGGTCAAGTAGACTTCGCTGGAGAAGTTAGTCCAAACCAACAGCCATCGCACGAATACGGTGCAACGGGTATGGATGAACCTGTAGTAAACGAAAACGATTTAAATCTATTGCGTAGTCTCGCTGGGATAAAATAACTCAACTGGGACTAAATTGATTCAACCAAAGGCACAGAAATTTGTGCCTTTTCTTTTGACTATGCTAAATACATTATCATATACTAGCGACTGTGCTATTTAATATGATTAGGCACTTAAAAGACCATCTTAATTTATAAAGGAAATACATCATGGCAATGACTTTAGCAGAAATCCGCGCAAAATTACAAGCGCAAGAAACACGTAAAAGCGGCGACAAGCCACAAGGCGATAATGCCATTTACGCACACTGGAACATTCCAGAAAATACAACAGCCCGAGTACGATTTTTACCAGACGGTAATCCCAAGAATGACTTCTTCTGGGTTGAGCGTCAAATGATCAACTTGCCTTTTGCAGGCATCAAGGGTCAAAGCGATAGCAAACCAGTTACAGTTAAAGTTCCTTGTGTTGAAATGTGGGGAGCGGCATGTCCTATCCTTGCAGAAGTTCGCACTTGGTTCAAAGACCCTAACTTAGAAGACATGGGTCGTAAGTACTGGAAAAAGCGTAGTTATTTGTTCCAAGGTTTTGTTCGTGACAACCCAATTGGTGACGACAAGACTCCAGAGAACCCAATCCGCCGTTTCATCATCAGTCCTCAGATCTTTAACTTGATCAAGAATGCATTGATGGACCCAGAGTTGGATCAACGCCCAGACGACTACCAAGAAGGTCTTGATTTCAACATCAAGAAGACCAGCAAAGGCGGCTATGCAGACTACAACACATCAACATGGGCACGTAAGCCTACAGCATTAACTTCAGATGAAGCAGGTGCAGTTGAGCAATACGGCTTATACAATCTAAGCGACTTTATGCCTAAGCAACCAACTGATATTGAGTTGTCGGTTATTAAAGAAATGTTCGAAGCGTCAGTTGATGGTCAACCATACGATCCAGATCGTTGGGCCAATTACTTCAAGCCTAACGGCCTACAAGTAGGCGCAGGCAGCACTGGCGAAGAGTCACATGCTACTCCTGTACCACAATCCCGCCCTGCGGTTGCCGCAGCGCCTACTCCAGTAGCAGAAGCTGAACCTTGGGAAGCAGATGCAGCAGAAGCCGCAGAAGCCCCGGTTGTTACACCAGCAGCCAAACCTTCTAGCCAACGTGCTGAAGACATCTTGGCAATGATTCGCAACCGCAAGCAATAATATTGCTTTGACGTTTGTCTATGCAGGTTAAATTGGCATTCAATAACAGCGGCGATGAGCTGCTGTTTGATGCGGTTAACTATGAAGTCATTGAGTACTATGTTGATTGCCTAAATGAACATAAGCTCAATGACTTCACTCTTTTACAACCAGCTGGACAACTAATCAACTCGGGCATTAATAATTTACACAATGCCATTGTTGATGCTAACACATATATTCGTAATATAACGTTTAAGGAAGTCGGTTCTTATACAGACATAGAGTATCTTGATCAACGGGTTTTAAATAAATTACACGCAGACTGGGTGCAGTCACAAAGCTGTGTAGTTAACGTTCAACATAACAGATTACATTCTAGTGCAGATATAAGAGAATTGGCTGAACAGTTACATCATTTATTGCCCGACGGTGATATAGTAACACTAGGCACAGCATTGCATAAACTAAATCTGTCCAACGATTACAATAGGATAAATTTAAGTGTTCATGCACTGGAAGAGATGTTTAATAACATTAAGTACAAGACTAATTCTTGGATAGAATTTCCGAATCCGTTTCCTAAGTCGATATTAACAAATGATATCAGTAATTTAAGATTATCGTTTAATCATTTAGGTAGAACATTGTATAACAAGTTCCGAGTGTTTGACAATACTTTAGAGTTCAACGATGAAAACACATACGATCAATTGCTGGGATTTGTGTCTATTCATTTACAACAGCCACAGACTATTCCGCTAAGTAAAGAATATATTCAATGGTGTTCAAACAATAAAGTAGAGCCTTCGGGAGACTTTTTAAACGTAGGTAATCTTCCTGACATAAACAATAGAGTTAGCGAATATAGACAATTAGTATTTAGAAATATTAATAACAATTTTAAAATAGAGGTATAACATGGCAACAAAACCATTTGATGTAAGCAAATTTCGTAAGTCAATTACTAAAAGCATTGACGGAATCTCAGTTGGATTCAATGACCCAACAGACTGGATCTCAACAAACAACTACGCTCTCAACTATCTTATTAGTGGGGATTTTAACCGTGGTATCCCAATGGGCAAGGTTACTGTATTTGCTGGCGAATCTGGTGCAGGTAAATCCTATATCTGCTCTGGAAATATCGTTAAGAACGCACAAGAGCAAGGCATTTATCCTATTCTCATCGATACTGAAAACGCATTGGATGAAGCGTGGTTACACGCTCTCGGTGTTGATACAAGTGAAGACAAACTCCTTAAACTTAATATGGCGATGATCGATGATGTTGCTAAAATGATCAGTGAGTTTGTTAAAGAGTACAAAACATTGCCAGAGGATGCTCGTCCTAAGGTTGTGTTTATTTTAGACAGCTTGGGTATGTTATTAACCCCAACTGACGTTAACCAATTTACAGCAGGCGATTTAAAAGGTGACTTGGGGCGTAAGCCTAAAGCACTTACAGCACTTGTTCGTAACTGTGTGAACATGTTTGGCGACTTAAACATTGGCTTGGTTGCTACTAACCATACCTATGCTTCACAGGACATGTTTGATCCCGATGATAAGATCTCGGGTGGTCAAGGCTTTATCTACGCTAGCTCTATTGTTGTTGCTATGCGTAAGTTGAAGTTGAAAGAAGACGAAGATGGTAACAAGATTTCAGAAGTTAAGGGTATTCGTGCCGCGTGTAAGATCATGAAGACACGTTATGCCAAGCCTTTTGAATCAGTTCAAGTCAAGATTCCGTATGAAACAGGTATGAATCCATACAGCGGGTTAACTGACTTGATTGAAGGCAAAGAAATGCTAAAGAAAGAAGGCAACAGTCTTGTCTACACAACTGCTGATGGAGAAATTATTAAGAAGTTCCGCAAAGCATGGGAACGTAATGATGATGGCTGCTTGGATCAAGTTATGAAAGATATTACTGCTAACCCACATATCTTTGACAAGAGCACACCCGAAGAAGCTCCTGATACTCCTGCAGAAGATGTTGTAGCAGAATGACACAGTATTCACAACAGGTAGAGGTTACAGAAACTAATAAAATAGTTTCTATAAAGCGTAAAGAGTTTCCTACGCCTGTTGTGTCTATACAGTGGTTCATTGGTATCCGATGCCAATACGATTGCCAGTATTGTAGCCCCGAATGGCATAATACTACTGCACCGCA